CTCTCAACCCGCGGTTAGTCACCGCAGCTCAAGGGTTTATCGCCTCCCAATTGGGAGTACAAGAGATGACTGAACTGAACGTTGTTTCCTCTTTCTTAGCACACCTTAGCATAGAACGCCCATATTTAAATAGAGACGTAACTAAGATCCTTAGTGTTACGAAGTTTGTGAGTGAAAAGAACCGTGCAGATGTCCTATGCGACTTTGTCGGAGCTCTACTAAACTTATCAAAAGCTATCGTAGCTGGAGTGAATTCTCGTCGTTTTACGTTTACCAGTAAATGGCTTGCGTCAAGACCTCAAAGTTGTTTTCCTCGATTTCTCGGGGGACTCACCTGCCAGATCTTCACAAACGATGGTCATCTCCGTCCAGATTGGAGTCGCGATTCACTAGAACTCGTTCTTCAAATCCTCGCATTAGTTAAACGGATTAAACATCCGAAGGCTAAAGTTCGCGCGGATAGTAAAGCTGTCCAGGAATTTATAGGGTATCAGTCTCAGCTTCGAGATACAAACGAAGTGGTGGTTCAGAACATCAAGGGATGTTGGAACCATTTCGCGAGGGACCTTGAAAAGGTCGCAACGCTCGGTTTTCCCGGTCCTGGTGCAACGCTTGATGAACGTCATCCATATAGCCCGGAATATTCTTTCCTTGAAACAAGTAGCATACCTTCAACGCGTGTCGCCCTATTCTACAAGTCTGCATTTAAAAATCAGACTGGTATTGAATACGATGATTATACGCCACATGTTGGTATGGCAACCCGTCGACCAAACCGTGGAACCTGGGTTAAACCAGACTATCTACTTCCTGCATTTTATGATTTTGTATGTGACCCAATCGTCAACACTGTTTGTGTTGATAAGAACGCAGTCGTATCCCGTTTAATAACGATTACACACGTGGGTAATACAATTCTAGGAGCAACTTTTCGCAATTCAGTGAAGAAGTTGTGGAGAAGACATGGGGTAGAGCACCTTCTTAATATTAACGATCAGACGAAGTCACACCGAACACTCGAACGATATTTCTCTTCTGTCTCATGCCTCGATCTCGAGGGTGGTAGTTCATGTATCACGAATTACCTTAATTCGCGGATACTGCCTCCACTCCTCGCTGAGTTTATAGAGCTTACAGAGAACTCAAAGTTTCGAGTTGGTGATAAGTTGTACGATGTTAACACCCAGTTAATGGGAGATAGTGTTTCGACCGGTCTTCTAACTACTACACTTTTCTTGTGTATCCTAGATGCTTACTTCCGGTACAAATTACAACTGCAATTACCGATGCTATTCGAGGATTTCCCCGAATTGGTTCATACTTATGAAATGCTGGAGTCCGATTTTTACCAGTGTTTGGAAGATGTTAAGTCGTTGCCAATTAACGTAGTCGGTGATGACATTATTATACCTTCTTATTTGGAGCCTTATCTAAGGTTCAATTTGTCGGGTATCGGTGTCACCGTTAACGAAGCAAAAAGTTCAACCGCTGATTCGAATCATAAAGAGTCTTGTGGGGCTTGGTTCTTGAGAACCGAGGATGATAGCATCAAAAGGATTTTTCCTTTCCGTTGCCCCGTAGGGGATACTCAACCGCTTGCTTTGCAAGCTGCGACCCAGTTCTTATTAAGAACTCAAGGTTCAACCTTCGCGCAATCATTACTGGTTGCACTAGCACACCACTATGGACCATTGTTATTTCGAGCCAGCTTCACGCCTGATTTCATCGGATCCCCTTTGGGATCTGGACAAGCTATGCGCATTCATTCACGCGTGGACACCAAGTCCAGTATCGTTAATGACGAAGATGCTTTCCTCTTTGGGCTCAAGGGAGACCAAAGGAACGATGTTCAAGCACAGTCGTTTTCTCACATGGTCGGATACAGACTTTCCAAGAG